CGTCGAGCGAGACGCCGCTCGCTTCCCACCCTTCGGAGAACCCCGCGATCGCTCCACTCGCGATATCCATGAGCACGCGACCGAAATCGAGAACCCACGTCAGCACGTCACCGATCACCGCGCCCACCGAAGCACCGACCGACGCGAATCGTTCGAGCGGTGTCGTCGCCGCGGTGTCGACGACGTCGCCGGCGAAGCCCATCGCTTCCGCGAGTCGGTCGAACGCTGCACCCGCGGCATCGAGCGTCGGCCCGATCGCATCGCCCGCCGCGACGATGCCCGCGGAAATCCCAGCGCCGAACTCTTGCGCGCGCACGTAGAGCGAATGGAACGTCTCGACGAAGCCCTGCACCCCCGCGTCTGCCTCGCTGAACTCTTGCGCGACCGCACCCGAGAGATAGCCCTGCCCGATGATCTGCCCGATGGCGCTGAACACGAGCGAGACGTCGTTCCAAAGTTGATTGAAGCGCTCGCCGATCCCGCCGATGTTGTCGTCGATCGCCTGTTTCAGCATGTACGCGGCGCCGGCGACTGCACCGAAGAGAAGCACGAACGGAAGCATCGAAGTGAAGAGCCCCCACGCCGCCGCGGCCGCGCTCGCCATGAACGGACCGAGGATCGCGATCCCCGCGCCGACCGCCATGAACGCACCCGCGACCGTGAGCAAGATCCCGACGCCGACGACGAAGCGACCGAACATCGTTCGGAACTCTTCCGGCATCGATCGGATCGCTTCCGCGATCGTCCGCACCGCGCCGAGGATGCCCTCCACGACCGGGCGGAAGACCGGCGCGAACGCTTGCCCGACCACGATCCCGAGCGTCTCAGTCGACGCCGCTAGCTGCTGCTGCTGCCCCGCGAACGTGTCGAGCACGCGCGACGAGAACTCGCCCGCGGCACCGGCGGCGCCCGTCATCTGCGTACGAAGGAAGTTCATCGCTTCCGCGCCGTGCATGATGTTGTTGTTGGCGTCCGTGACACCGCGACCGGAGAGACGACCGTAGACGTCGGTAACCGCCGACACGCCGAAGCGTCCGAAGAGTTCGGACGCGAGCGCGGCACGCTCCGCGGGATTCTCGATCGCCGCGAGCGCTTCGCCGGATTCGTAGGCGATCTCCATGAACGGGCGGAACCGCTGCGTTCCATCCGCGAGAGTTTCGACGACGTCGACGCCGATCGCGCTCTTGATATTCGCGGCGTTGTTCGACATGAACTGTAGTGCCGACGAGATCGCGGTACCCGCGACGCTGGCGTCCTTGCCGGCGTCGACCATGAGACCGAGAGCCGGGAGCATTTCCTCGATCCGCTGCCCCGTAAGCTGCGCGCCGCGGCCGACGTTCGACATCGCGATCTGCATGTCCGCGCCGGTCAAGTTCGTCGCGTTCGAGATCCGCACGAACTGGTCGCCGACCATTTCCGCGGCATCGCCGGCGAGCCCGAAGACGTTCACCGCCGCGGAGATCGATTGCGCGGATTGCTCGATCGAGACGTTGCCCGCCGCCGCGAATCCGAGCGTCGAGTTCAGCATGTCCAGCGATTGTTGCGCGTTGAAGCCCGACGACGCGAGAGCTTGGAAGCCCTGAACCGCTTCGTCGGGGGAGAACTTCGTCGAGAGACCGACACCGATCGCGGCCTCGCGAAGCATGTCGACCTGCTCACCCGACGACTGCGCGATCGCGCCGATGCGCTGGACCTCTTGCTCGAACGTCCCCGCACGCGTCGCCGCGGAATAGGCACCCGCGAGCGTGACGACGCCCGTTCCGAGAATCGCAGCACTCGCGCCCAGCGCCGCGAGGTTCCGCTGGTAGCTCGCGTTCGCTCGCATCGCGGCTTGGTCGAGCCCCGAGAAGTTACGCGCGAGGTTGCCGATCTGCCCGCTCGCCATGTCGCGAGCCGTGAAGACGAAACCGAGACCGAGGGAGTTCAGCGCCACGCCGAACGACTACGCCCCCCGACCGCGAAGGTCGAGGGGCGGGTTGGTAGCGCGAGCCGGGATCGAACCGGCGACCTCCGGATTATGAGTCCGGCGAGCTTCCGCTGCTCTACCGCGCGCCCCGAGCCTATCACTTCGAGCCGGCGCGAGCACTCCGGATCGCCGCGGCTTCCGCTCTTCGATTCTCGTCGAGCCGGTCGACGAGGAACAGGGCTTCCGCGACGTCCATGTCGAGAACATCGGCACGCGTGAACGTGTATCCCGATCCGCCGTGCGCGACGTAGCAGAGACGCGCGAGGAAGTTCGAGACGAAGTCCGGATCTACTTCTCCGAAGACGGTCGAGCGCGCTTCGCCTTCGGATTCCAGTAGCCCGGTACCGCGAAAGGGATCTCGACCTCGAACTCCCCGCACCGCGCACACTCGATCGAGATCGTCGTGTGAACGCCGCCGCTCACCGCGTCGAGTTCGTCGCGGAGCGCGAAGACGTCCGAGACGTCGAGCGCGTCGAGCCACGACTTGACGTCGTCCCGTTCGAGACCTTCGACCGACCGAAGACGGTACGCGAGCCCCGTCAGCAGCGGATCGTCGTCGTCGTTCAAGAGCTTCGCGATCCGCTTCTCGTCCTCCGCCGCGAGCAGCGTGAACTCCACGCGCTTGCCGGCGAGCGTGGTCGTGAACTTCTCGCGCGCAACGTGCTTCGCGAGCGCGGCCGCGGGGTAACGCTGAACGCGAAGCTCGGGAAGCTCGACCGTCCAGCCGATGCGCTTGCGGCATCCCGGACAGTTGACGTCGAAGTCGTAGGAGTCGCCGTGCGTCGCGCACCGAACACGCATCAACGCGTAGAAGCGATCGCCCTGCAACGCCGTGGTCTTCCAGTTGAACGATCCCGACGTGTACGCCGGACCGTAGTCGAGTACGTCGACGCACGACGAGAGGATCTCGTCGTGCGCGGCTCCCGACATGACCGACTTGCGATCACTCAGGAGCTTGAACTCGCGGAGCTTCAACCCGCGGACCTGAATCCGAAGCCCCGAAGGGCACACGATGCCGTTGTCTTCCATGTCTTCCCCTGCCTGCGAAACGAATCCGGGGCGTCGTAGTGACCGAGCACCTTCGCCCGACCACTACGACGCCCCGAGAACTTACCACGCGCGCTATCGCGCGCTGTCGATCACTTGCGGATCTTCGGCTCGAAGTCGTCGATCGCGAGCGTGACCGACGTGATCAGCTTCTCGTCCGACGAGTTGTCCCACTCGCCCGCGACGAACTTCGTCGGCCACGCGCCGACGATGCCCCATCGCTGCAAGACCTTCCCGTCGCGGTCGAGTTGCACGATGTCGAGGTTCCGCTTGTAGGAGGGATCGGAGGAACCGCTCCCACCGACGCCGGCGGAGATCTTCGCGGTCTCCTCGAACCACGAATAGAGTTCGAGGTCGTCGGACGCGCCTCGTTCGAGCGTGATGTCCGCGACCGTCGCGCGCCCCGGCGACTTGTCCGGGATCATGCTCCCGCCCTCGTAGTGCTCGATCTTGGCGAGTTCCTTCGAGAGTTCGGAGCACTTCGCGAAGCCGGCGTACGTGACGCCGTCGATCTCGACGCGGAAGAGGAACTTGTTGTAGTACGCGCGCGGCTTGCCTACGGTCGTCATGTTTCACGCCCTCCGTTCATCCGTTGAGCGCGGCTTCGAGAGCGCGCGTGTCCTGCGAGAACCGAAGGACCACCCAGTCGTTCGGCTTGTTCGTGGCGAGACCGATTCGGCCGATCATCTGCCCGGAGAAGACCACGGCGTCCGTGTTCAGCCCGTCGCCGAAGTCGACGAAGAACGCGGTCGCGGGATCGTCGGAGCGGAACGCACCGACGCGCATCTGGTCGCCGAGGAACTTCTCGACCGACCGCTCCGCACGACGGCGGAGCGCCGGCGTATTGTTCGAGTGTCGAGCGAACTGCAGCCCGACCTTGATCGATTGCTCGATGAAGATCACGCCGCGCCGCTCCGCGACCGTCGGGAAGTTCCCGCCGCTTTTCAACGTGCGCGTGCCGTCGATGTAGCGGGGGAGACCGCGGTCCGTCGTCAGCGGGTTGATCCGCTTCGGATAGACGAGGTCGCGCTTGCGCTCGTCGAGCGTCTCGTCGGTCTCGAAGCCGAGAACCGAGCGGAGGATTCCGCGCTCGACGCCCGCCGGGGGCTGATAGACGCCGCCCTCGACCGACGCATCGGTTCGAGCGTAGACGCCCGCGACGATCCCCGAGTGAGGGATCACGATCTGCTCGTCGGTTCCGAAGACGCCGCGGTTCGGATTGAGCACCTTCACGCGCGGCCAGTAGATCGCGCCGAACTCACTCGATTCGAGAAGACCCGACGTGACCTCCACGTAGTCGACCATCTGCACCGCCGTCAGACCGGCGGGGCAGTCGAGCACGTAGAAGACCGAGCCGTTCCGCCAGACTTCGCAGTACGTGATCCCCGCGTTGTGAACCGCGGAGGTCGCGCGCACGGAGGTCGAGAGGATGCGGAGATCCGAGACCGCGTCGAGCGCGTAGAGCCCGGTCTTCGACACGCTCGATCCGATGTAGTCGGCGTCGACGATGCCCGCGAGACCGTCGTCACCGCCGGCCATGACCGCGGTCGTCTGGTTCGCCGGTCGTCGCGTCGTCGGCGTGCCCGCGATCGCGAGGTCGACCGCGATCACGAGCGGCGAACCCAGGATCGCGTCGTTGACGATGGTCTCGACGTACCGCGGCGCGGTGTCGTCCATCGTGAGATTCGGGAACGTCTGCACCACGCGCCCGTCGTCGAGCACTTGGAGATCGAAATCCGACGCGACGCCGTTCGACGCGTCGAGCACGCGGAACGTGAGCCGGTTCGCGTACGCGCCATCGTAGCGCCCATCGAACCGAAGCGTCGCGACCGCGGCTCCGCTCGAACCCGAATGCGTCGCGTTGTCGAATCCGAGTTCGTCGTCCGCCGTGCTCGACGCCTGGACGAGAACCGACGAAGACGGCCCGGTCGTGTTCGACGAGATCCGCACCGCACCGCCGACGTCCGAGACCGTGCAACCCGCGACCGCGGCTTCGACGATGGTCTTGACCTCCGCGACCGTGACCGCGTCGACGTTCGAGACGTTGCCGCTGCCCGCGATGTTCCCGGTCGTGAATCCGAGCACGCCGTTCGCGGTTCCGCCCGTGACGTTGATCCCCGAGCCCGTGCCCTTGCGATCGGACGTGAGCCGCACGACCGCCCCGGTATCGCTCGCACTCGCCCCGGCGATCTTCGCGTTGATCACCGCCGCGACCTCCGCGCGAGTCGCCGCACCGATCGAGACGAACTCCGCCGTCAGGAACGTGATCGTCTGCACCGCGCCGCCGTCGATCGCGACGTCGAGCGTGTCGCCCGGCGTGAGGTTGACGGTCTCCGTCGACGTCTGCC